AGGCTCTCGGCTTCTTGCTCGATCTGATCGTTCTCCGAGTCGAAGTCCATGTCGGTCATGTCGTTGAGCACCATCATGCGGTGCAGAGACTTGAGCGACAGCGGGAGACCCAACTGCTTTGCCTGCATGAACGCGAGGAGCGAAGCGCCTGCCACATTGGCGTCGGCGAAGTCGGTCTGCGGGGCAACTGAAACTTCATTGGGGTCCTCACCGACCCACGTCGCGGCGAACTTGAGGCATTGCTCAAGCGCCGCGCCAGCGGCGACAGCGATTTGCTGAATGGTTGTCGTGCGCGCGGCAACGCGGATGCGCAGGGCCTCCCCCGAAGCGCCGCGTGCGCTGCCGACATCCATGAATTGCACACCGAAACCCGAAGCAACTTCATCATCGTTCTTGATCGCCTGCCGCATTTCGCCGAGGCCGGACGAACTGACGCCGATGTATTTCGCGTCGCCACCGATGCGCAGGTCGATGACGCCCTTGTTGCCGACGCGGAGTTGTTGGTTCTCGTCAACGTCCGAGACGTTGCCGCCGATGATGACGAGAGTTTGCTGGCCTTGATAGTGGAGGGTCGAGCGGTAGTCAGCCTCGCCGCGATAAATCGTCAGCGCAAGGTTGCTCAAGCCGAGAAGCGGCGGTTCATCCGGCTCGGGCACAAGATCATTTGCGCCGACGAACACGAACGGGATTTCCTGCATCGGCCGACCGGCGATGGACGGCATAACAAAATCGTCCGGGATCGGCATCGACATATCGTTGACTTTCACGCACACCTGATAAGGCGCGGCGAGAGGCGGACGCGTCCATCCGCTTTCGAGGCTCTCCGGCGTGCCGCGTGTCAGAATGCGGTGCTTGCGTTCCGAGACCCATGTAAAGCCTTCGCGCTGAAAGCCCGACTCGTCGAGCACGACAAGATCGAGAACATTGCGGCCTTCGTCGCGCCGACCTGAGTCCCAATTGATTAGACGTTCGGGATCATAGAATGCGATGTAGGGGAGAGCGTTGAACGGATCGACGCCAGTCGGTGCATCGACCAGCAATCCACAACGGCCCTTGACAAGCTGCGCCTCGTTGATACGGCGCAAAAGCATCTGCAAGCCTTCGCCTTGGATGGTCGCCTTGTCCACCATCGGCGCAAGCCGAGCCGGAAGCTTGATGACGGCGGGTTTCATGTGCATGATGCCAAGCATGGCCTTCACGGCATCCCGTACAATGTCGTGGAAATAAGCTCGGGTCAGGTAGGCTTCATAGTCGCGCCAGCCCGGCGACGACGGAGTGGTCATCCCGTCTTGGATCATGGCTTCGGACGGCGGCAGATAGTCGAGCCTTTTTCTCTTGACCGCGCGTTCGCCAGCGTAAGTGTCAGCAAGCTGTATCCACTCGCCGACTTTTTGAACGTACTCGGGATGTTTATCATCCAAACTCATGATACGCTCTCCATCCACTCGGCGATCATCCGATGCTCGTCGGCGGTCCCGTCGTTTTTGATGCTGTTCGCGCGTCGGCTCATAATAACGATATTGCCTCGCACGTATCCCCGGTCATTATCAATTCGATCAAGTGACGCCGCGTTCAGGTTATTGTAACCTTTACCTTGCGCCCCGTATTCGAGTGGCGTGTGAAACACAGGGCAAATCTCAACTCTCAGCGGAGTAAGATCGTCGAGCGTGATATTGAATTCGATTTTGTGTTTATTCGCTCGCCAACGTGCTGACCGAAAAATTATAGCCATCGGATGACGCGCAGCCGAGTCTCTTGCAGCCCTTCGACTTGGTTCTCTATCACTAGCTCGGCGTGTCGCTGCTTCGGTGCGTTGCTTCTCCCGCAACTCGACAAGATGGTTTTGACGAAACCGCTTATCGGCTTGGGATTGATGACCGTCCCGAACATACCGTTGCCGAGCGGTAAGACCCTCGAAAGGCTCAACGGTTTCGGCGGTGCCTGAAAAAGTCTCATAACTCATAGCTGTCTCTCCGAAGGCGAAGGCGGCCTATTAACCACGTTTTAGGTCGTAGAGCAAGCGGGGCTTCATGCCCCCCGCCGACCCGGAAAAGTAGGCGGTCCCGGGTCGAACCGGAGCATATACCGCATTTCGTCGCCGATGTGGTCCTCTGAGTCGGTGTCAACGTCGTCAGGATGCGCCACTCTGTTGCTGCCGCCTCCGTCGTCGCGGGGAAGGTGGGGGACCGTCCGTATCCAATTCGGGCAACGCTCGCCGACAATGAAAAGGCCCTTCTCCTCGCGAATACCTCCCGGCGGTCGCTTGGTCGCCTTTAGCCGTTTACGAGCTTGTTCCCATCCTTGTTCGCGGGAGCCGGGACGTTTGTCCGCCCGCTCCCAAATAATGCCGCGCCAACGGTGGCCGTTGACAATGCACGGGTCCTCGAAGTCGCTGGCGACGGACGGCCGACCATCTTCCTCCGCGAAGATGCTTGTGTCGGCGGGTCCGCGCCGAACCCGGCACTTGCCGGTGTTCGCATCGCGCCATCCTCGATCAAGTTCGTACTGAATTATCTCTTTCTTGATGTCCGGGATAAGCTCGCGACGCCCGGTGTTCGGGTCCGACGAATTTTTCAAGTTGCCATAAAGCTCCCCGCAACGGAAATAATCGCCTTTGATTGTAGACATCACCGACCCATCCGTGAATGTCAAATCCTCACCATTGCTTTCCGCGTACCATCCGCAGGACCACGGCTTCGTCGAGCCATGGTCGTATGCTCGATAGATGCGCCAATTTAGCGGGACATCGAAGTCCTTGACCACAAAGTATCCGCGATGCGTCGCCCAAATATCGTCGAACATGCCGCCAGCGGTGATGTCCCACAGCCCGTAGAGCCAAGAGTCAAGCTCGGCTTGATTGCGTGCCGAAGTGTAAAGCTGATTGATATACAGTGGTTGCGTGCGCAGCAAGATGATGTTCTCGCGCAGCGATCCGTGATATGCTCGTCGTGGACGTTCCGGAATGCCATTATCGTCAACCGATCCGGCAATGAGAGGCCCGCAAACTTTCCAAATATCCTTGAGGCATGGATGGGCTGCGGTCGGGTCCTCCCCGATTTTAACCGGCCAATTTACCAAACCGTAACGAGCTTGCACCCAATTATGCCCTGCGCCGTAAGAGTTTGTGGTCGCTCGAACACGCAACGGTATCCCTTTAATCGTGGACCGGACAACGGCCTGCATTCGCTTGAATGCTTTGTCGTCAGCCCACAGCGTCAATTCTTCCCACCCGAGCCATGTATAGTTTGTTCCAAGGTGAGAGTCAGAGGCATTGACATCGGCGATTGGCCGAAAGTAAAGAAGCTCGCCTGTGGGGAACTGCCAAACGGATTTAATTTCGTTGTAGAACGCATCAGGCCACATGCGCTTTATCAACTTTTTGCTCTCCGTAATGATGTTCGCCAATTCCGGATACGTGCGCCGGATAATCATGCCCCTCCACTCAGCGCCGTACCCCTTCCCGACTTCTTGACAGAAGTCCATAATCAACGTCGTTGTTTTACCCGGGCCTCGCGTCCCCTCATAGAGTGCCTCGAATTCAGGCGCGCCGAGAAAATACTGCTGTGACGCCCAAAGCGGTGCCCACATCACCTTTTTCTCGACGCCATAATCATCAAGGACAATCGGGAAGTATTCGTTATTGTCCTTCACGAAAGCCTTGATGATCGGGCGGGGGGCTTGCGGCGAGTCGTCATCATAATCCGAAGGGAGAACCATGTTAATCCTCCTCCACTTCGCGGAATTCAACATCCAAGGGGGCCGTGAGGGCGTCGGTTTCGCCAGCTTCAACTTCCTTGGCCTTTGCCCGCACGCCGACGACCATCACGCCGCCGCGCACGTTCACGTCGAGCTTGTCGTGCTGACCCCAACGGTCTCGACGATAGGCGCGTAGCACCTTCTCCAAGACTTCGGGGTCTTGCTTTTCAATACGTTCGGGGATCGGTCGGTTATTTTCGTCGAGAAGATACGCGTCGGGACCAGTGACACCCAAGCCCGTGAGCACGGGGTCAATCTGATAGATCACCCTACCTTTGTCGCTGAGAACTTCATAATGTTTGAGGCCGTAGGAAATGTACGCATCCTCAACTTCTTGCATTGCGGTGTCCCGGCAGTCGGTGAAGTGCAGATGAAATCGCTTGGTCTCCTCACCGTAAGTTAGATCAAAGCCATCA